TTTCATCGAACTTAGCAACGAATTGTTTTGCAATATAATTGCCTGATTCTTCTTTCGTTCTTGTTGCTAGTAAATCATTTAATCTGTTATAATCATTTGTTCCTGTAGGCTGACTTGTAATAACACCGTTAACAACATTTGCTACATGACAGAATGTTGTATCTGAATCAAGTTCATCTTTAGTAGCAATATCTAGCTTTATTTTAAATCTATCAGCACCTGGTGCAGAACGATTTGGTGTAGCTCCTTGATTATCGAATAGTGTTTCATCATCTGTAGATGTTACGATCGATTCTGTAACAGAGAAACCTAGGTTTTTATTTGGATTAGTAGTATACCTTGATATAATTTTCGATTGAGGTTGAGCATTTACAAAATGACCTTTTACATAGAAATCACCTTTTGCTATAGAAGCTCTTGTACCTGTACCGGTAACTGGATCATCAACTGTATTAGTAGTTTGTGTTGTAAATGTTACTGAACCATTTGTAATAGATTCATTAGCAGACATTTTAATTGGACTAGTTCCAGCAGTACCACTAGTAGTATCTGTATAAGTTACATATAGTGTTGCAGGTTTTAGACTACCACTATCAACGAGTGCATCTATAACCTTCGCCTTGACACCTGAACTAGAACCAGTAAATTCTGTCCCGATTATAGCATCTTTATCTACAGTAGTATTAGCAGCTAATTTAATATATTCTAATTGGTTATTAACGGTTACTCCACCTGGATTAACCATCGCACCTTCTTTGAATATGTTATTACCAAATCTCTCTATTTCTTTTTGTATGATAGTTTGGGATTGTGTTAATTCACGTGCCTGTAAGGTTCTAGAACTATTGAATAATATTCTATGAAAATTATTGCTGTCCTTATAATCGTCCTTATAGGTACTACTAAATATGGTACTTGTTAAATTACTTGCCATTTCATAACCTTTAAATTTGAATAACTACTTTTATGTCTTCTGTTTGTGCTGAAGATCTAACAACTGCTGCTCTGTTCTCTAAATAATATATATCTCCAGAATTAACTTTTAAATCGCTGGTACCCATTCCTCCAGGTCCGCCTGCTCCCATTACCTCACTCGCTCCTTTAATCGTAGCAGATAAACTTGCTCCAGATATCGTTTCACTAGCTTGGAAAGGTATATATCCTGTAGAATCACTCTGGTGTATATGAAGGACTGAACTATCAACTTGATCTACGTAACCCTTAGCTCCTGATGTTCCACCAGTTATTAATGTATCGACCGGGAATGCTATAGAAGATGTCAATCTTAGATTGTACCCACCTCTTCCGACTGCATCCGTGAATAACGTACTTCCGTCATCTTTCAGTGGGTTTCGTATCAGCATAACTTGTCTAAAATCTTGATCTACATTAAACTTTGGTTTGATACCGACTGTTTCTGTTCCTGCAGGTTTCGTGTTGAACATCATTGCCGTAGATTTTAAATCGTCTCTTGCATCTGCGCCAATACCAGCTGATGACATGATAGGTCTTGCAACAGCACCTGAACCTCCACCACCACTGATTGCTACGCTAGCCTGATTATAACCCCTACCGAATGCTCTACAACTATCAGCTGCAGAATCTAGTTCTATCTTCGTAACAGTTCCACCGCTTACTGATGCAGTTGCAGTTGCTGCTACACCATCCCCGTTAATTGTAATAGTTGGAGAACTTGTAAAACCTGTTCCGCCATTTAGTACTTCAATGCCGACTATCTGCCCGGCAACAGCATTCTGTTGTATGTTGTATTGCTGGACTAACGTAGCATCACCTCCACCTAGAGAATCCTCTTGGAAATTGACCGGTAAGAAATTGGCTGATAGGAATTTATTAGCATTTAGTGTCGTAAGTTGAAATAAGTATCTCCAAACATAGCCATCAGATGTCTTAAATGCTCTATCTGTAACAACTGATGTTGGTTCGACTGTTGAGGTATTTCTTGTACCATCTGTTTGCTTAGATGCTTCTAGACAGATATAAACTTTATTCGTATCTGTTATGACATAGTAGGGATTTGTACCGGATCCTGTTAAGTTATCATTGTATGCATCGTATATTGCACCTGATGTCCAGTTATTTCTTGATACTGTAAATGTTCTATCTTCTGCTGATTTAACAGATTGTAAACCGTAAGCTGCTTCTCTCATTTGAAAAGTTGTGTTACCTGCTGGAGGTTTATCATCTGTAGCATTCCATTGAACAGATCTACCAATACCAATATAATAACTATTTGCAGTTTTGTTCAGATCTGAATCTAAATCTAATAGAATTTTCTTTTTAAATACATTTGAAATTGTAGCTGTCATTTTATTATCCCGTTAAGCTATTGTTGCAGAATCTAATAAGTACCAGTTATTACCATCCCATATACATGTACACCCTCTATACTGGGCCAGTGTAAATGAGGTACCTCGTGCAAATGTACTAGCATTATTAGCTGCATTTCTAGGAGTTACTGTCATAGCTCCTGCACCATTATTTGTAAATATCTTTTGTTCTCCAATTGTTGTACCCGGTCCGAGCCTTACTGCTAATGCTGAACCCTTATTACCAATAATATAACCTGCATCTGAATCTGCATCACCGTTCGCAGTCATTGTATTATGATTAATTGCTAACTTAGTTACTTCAACCGAACCATTATTCTTAGCACTGATATTAAAATTTAAGTTGGTTGCACTACCTGTTGCAGATATTGAAGGACCGTCCGTACTTGCTCCATTTGCCAATGTGATTTCATTAACTGCAGAACCAGTAGCTGTAAGTTTAATTAGTTCATTTCCGTTAGTATCATTAATGGCTGTACCGATTTTAGGAGATGTTAGAGTTTTATTCGTTATAGTTTGCGTATCAGAATCTAAGAGAAGTGTACCACTTGCATTTGGAAGAACTATAATACGATCTGCTGTTGGATCAGTTGCTCTGAGAAATGTTTCATTCCCATCTGTTGAATTACCTTCAAAGACAATTGCTGAATCTTCTATAGAAATCTGTGATGATAATGATGTTCCATCTCCAAAATGAGTATATATTTCTGTAAAATTATCATTGACCTTATCACCGCCCTGTCTTAAGGTATCTCCTGTACCATCATTCGCACTAGTTCCTAAATTAATTGTTTGCTTTGCCATTTAATTATACCTACTATAAATCGTTATACTCTATTTATAATCAAACACTATCATATTTGAAAATGTTTTGATCCAATGTTTCAAATGTATTTGAGAAATCTATACCACCGAAAATATTCGAAGCATCGCTATCAATATCGAATGTCGGTGATGTAGGTTCTATAATCGTAGAAAGTTTATCATATCCAAGTTTCTGTGCACTATCTATTGATAATGTACTATAAGCTATCAATTTGCCTTTATTGTCTAAGTAACTTCTTATCGTATTTCCGCCGGAGTCAAATAGAGATGTCATAATTGTCGGAGACCCTAACAATGACATCTGTGCAGTACCAATAATATCCGGATCTACATCTGTATCAGGAATAGATAGCGGCATTGAATCTTCCATAACATCAGCTAGTCCAACTGCTTCTAGTTGCCCTTGGAAATACCAGCCGGCCGGATGTACAAAATTACGATATATCTCTGACCAGGTAGAAGCTGCTAATGGTGATTGTATTAATATGGAATATAGTTGATATAGCGCATTATCTTGAATAAATCTCTGAGATTCATATCCGATATTGGATTCACCTACTACAAATCTATCATTTTTAGGATATGATAGTTCTATTTCTTCTCCAAAGAATAGTCTAAAAAATTCTTTAATAGATTCTGAACTACCTTTCTTTCTATAAAATTTAGCTAACCTCTTTGCTGCCTTACGAGGATCCGTAAATATGTCACCTGAAGTAATTCTATTTCCGATCTCAAATAATAATTGATCTAGATTCTTTAAGCTTGCAGCTTCAATATCTCTGTTACGATATAAGTTCTTAAGTTCTTGTCCGAAATTCTGTTCACCAGAACTATCCATGAAGTTATAGTAGTTTTCTAGGAAACTGACTAACGTAGGATAATCTGATTGCCAGTACTGTGGCAGGACGTCTTCGACATCATCCTTACGGATTGATACCGAACGTCTATTAAAATCTAAAAGCGTCTTTTCCATATTA